AAAGCCACAACCTCCAGCTGATAACCTGCTACCGAGTTGAGTATGACTTAGAAATGACAGTTAAATTAGAAACTAAAGGAGAATGGAAGATGGGATATCAAGATGAAGCTACTGCTCAGATCGACAAGGCTGACAACCCTGACGTTAATCCTAAGGTCAACAATAATCAGGCCATCTTGGATAGTTTACCTCAATTAGAGGCCTACCTGCGGACTCACCCAAATGCCCCTACATTTCGAGGTGGTATCAAGCTAAATGAGTGGTGTTTTGATTTGGAATCGCTCAAGTCAGCTGTCAGAGGTCTAGGATCAGTTACAAAAAATTTTGATGCTGGCCGGTATATCGAAATAAAGGTCTCAAATCTACCGAAAAAGGTAGAAGTGAGCATTACATGCCCAAGGGGAAAGGTGTGTGAGGAGGTAATCACGTACAAATGCTCTGATGAAATTGCCAGCATGTTGAGGTCGATGGACGGTGAGCCTGCAGTTGAAATCAAGGGTGCATAAGATTGCCTAAGAAGGGTATTGGAGGCAGGGGGCAACATGGTGAGACTCGTCGGCTATTCCGATTAATCATCAGGTCACCGCCCCCACCTGCCTTCCATGAGCGTCACTTCAAGAAAGGCCATGTTCCAGTGAATAAAGGAAGTTCAATAGATCGTATACGATATTTGGCATTGATGGATGAGTGCATGGCCATATTAGAGGAGGAGGAGTAAATCCATGAAAACCATCTATACAGACCGCTCTCGGTATGTTGATGGCCTGAACTGCTCTCGCCTGCGTTACCTGGGCTATGAACATAACGGCAGAGGTATAACACCCATGGCGAGGCCCAGCTACTTTGAGGTTGGGACTACCGTTCATGAGGTTTTGGAGAGGCTGATAGTGAATCCTGTCAAAGAAACAGCCACAAGGATTGCTCAGGAGCTGATTTGGTCTTTTATGGACAAGGCAGAACAATTCTCATGGCCTGAAGAAGGACCACCTCTTGATCTTTCAGCCAAAGAACAAGCCACTTGGATAGAGGCTGTGATGTGGGCATGGCTGGAAGTGAGAGTGCCTGCGATCCTAGATGAATATGAGATTGTGGCTATCGAGAAGGAGTTGGAGTACTCACTGGGTTATGTGCATGAGATGGTACATGCTAAATCATTGGGCTACTACTCAACAGATGTTGTCTGGTTATCCAGGCCAGACATAATCCTTCGGCGCAAGTCCGATAAACTGCTATATGTGATGGACCTGAAGACCATGAAGCAAGCGAGAATTGGCGACCTTGATCGCAATCTTGCCCATAGTGTTTTAGTTCAGGGACAAATGGCAGCTGTGGAACATTGTTACGGTGAGCCAGTGGGGGGATTTTTGTTGGAGGGTATTCTCAAGGGTGCTCAGCGCATGGACAACAGGCTGGGATATAAACGCTACTACAGCCCCCTCACATGGGCTTATACCTCTGGGGTGGAGGATGGGCTGGTTTCTGCCAAGACAAGCCATGACAACTATCGTTTAGGCCCTCCAGTGCTGTTGTCAGACCTGTCGTCCATATCCATTGAACAATATGTAAATGACCTGCCCAGAGAAGTCAAAGCAGCCCAGTTTGTGCAGCCAGAACCCATTGGGGTTAATCCCCTCATGGTTGAACGGTGGAGGCGATATGTACTAACTGAGGAACAGTCACGAATTGAGACCATTGAAGCGACTGCAACGATGAACACAGACCACTGTTACAAATACACCAACAGCTATCCTTGCCAATTTGTGTCAGCTTGCTTTGACGAGGCTGTGAGGGATGATCCTGTGGGTAGTGGGCTGTACACAAAGCGCATTCCGAATCACGAAACTGAGTTATTGATTGGAGGTTAAACAACAACATGAGACTAAGCGAAGCAATCCGGTTGGGTAGTACCTTGAGCAGGCAAGTTCAGGGCATCTTCTCACATAAAGACAAAGGCACCTGCGCCTTAGGTGCCGCATTTCTGGCTGTTGGTGGAATGACTACAGAAAAAGTAGCTATAGGGACCAGAATACTGGGCAGAAATGGAAAGTTCTGGAGGACTACCAAGGAAACAGGGTCTTCCCAAATCGTCTACCCGGAGCAGTGGAACATTACAAAACAGGTTCGTTGCCCTGCATGCAGAAAGAAAGCAGAATTAGGGGCCATTATCACCTTTCATCTGAATGATAAACACAATTGGACCCGTGAGGCTATAGCAGATTGGTTGGAGTTGGAGGAGGGCCTGCCAGTAGAACAGCTGGAGGCAGTTCTGGGGGTGGAAAGTGCAGATTAACCTGACCCTTCATGAGGTTGCACAGTGTGTGGCAGACAGTTTTAGCCATCTGGGTGACTTTGAGGTTGTTGATGTGGCCTATCATGCCTGTGACAGGCCCCTTCAGATCCAATTGGCCAGGGTTAATAACCCACCCGCTGTATCCATACCGGATAGATGGCAGAAGGGTATGGAGGAGGTTATTACAGGACAATGATCATTCCAAGATCCAGCTATATTTGGTACGGCAGATATGCTCAGGGTAAGACCCTTCTAGCAGGTCAACTGGCTGACTATGTCCATGACGTTACAGATGGCAAAATGATCACCCGTCTATACAGTGCTGATGGAGGTGGGGATGCAACCATCCAGGACAAAATTGACGAGGGTAAAATTGAGGTCTGGCACCTGGCGGCTCATCCGTACACTTTCGAGGCTCTGGATCGAGTGAGTAAAGCATGGTGGCCAGAAGACATGTCTGACCCAGTAAACAGCCTCAGACCACCCACCACTGAGACTTGGGACAAAGTAGGGGCCAGGGTCTATGAGGGCCTCACAAGCTTCACCAGTGCCATGTACAGGCGAATTAACGAGAGAATTGAGGATGGTCAGATCTCAGTCAATCCTGATACCAACAATCGCTATGAAAAGCCTCCTGTTCATTTCAAGGATGGCACAACCATGATTATTGGGGTGCCTACTGGCATGTATGGCACAATCTTCTCCCGCATTGAACGCTATGTCAGTCAATCAGTTGGATTACCAGGCATTACAGCCTGGACAGCACGAGAGAAGGAGGTGGAGGATAAAAAGATAGGTGATGTCGTTGGACCGGCTCTGGTAGGTACTAAGCTGACCTCTGAAGTGCCCAGTTGGTTTTACCATACCTTACGCCTGTCATCTGAAGAGGGCTGGGTTCCTGGACCTGGGGGTAAAAAGGTAGTTGGCAACATCTACAAAGTCTACATTCAGCAGCACTTCGACAAGGACAATCCAAGAATCCCTTATCTATGTGGGTTGAGGCTACCTGCCAGCATAGATCACAGTCAAGTTCCAAAGTTTATAGTTAACGACCTTAAACATAATGTGTTCAAGGAATTAGCTGGAATCCTAAAACCAACAAAACTAGGAGTAAATCATCATGGCTGATCTCAGTCACTTACCAGTCAGAGAACCAGAGTCAGATCCCATTGATCTGAGTAGTTACACACTCCCGTCAGAAACTTTTGCCCCACCCAAACGTGGCATATATTTGGCAAAGATCATTGATGGCCAAATGTCCACAGTGGATGAGACGGGAACTGTGCCGATAAAATTTAACTTGGACAACAACGACTTTCTGTTTGCTCTCTACTCTTTGGAGCTTATTGGTTTGTTTGACCAGGAAGGGCTAGTGACAGATGAGGGCAAGGGCAGAATAGTGCGATTTCAGTACATAAGCAGGTCACCTTTCAGAAAGGGTAGTCGAGTTGGATCTAACATGATGGCGGACATGTTGAAGGCAATTGGCCATAAGGGGTCGATCCACACCAACCAGGAATACGCAAATGCCCTTGAATGGTGCATTGGAATGCCAGCCAGGTGCAAAATCAAGTGGAAAAGGGGAATTCCCAAGCTGGATGCACAGGGAGAGCCTGTCATAGCTGATGGCAAAAAGGTCTACATCAATCTAGTTAACTTCAATGAGAATGGAGAAGCTACCTATGATGGCCAGATCTATAAAGCCTTCGCAGCAGTAGATAGCTGGCTCCCATATGAAGTCGAAAATTAGTCAGTAGTTATGGGGGTGTCCTTGCCAACAATTGGCTTGGAATAGGTCTTTAATCGCCAGACCTAACACCCCCACCCCCTTTCTCAGGAGTAAACAAATGCCTAGAGCTAAAGATCTGGAAAGTAGAATCCTCGACTGGTTTCACAGTGCGCCATTATCTGAAGTCAGTCTGATGCTCAAAATTCTCAAGAACATTGTTAAGGACAGAATGAATACCAGAGTATCGGTTCCTCCTAAGAATGAGTAGGCTGTACGCCGATATTGAGCGATGGTGCCTGGAACACAAATGGCAGTTCGGAAGCAGCTTCTGGCATGGTGTTTGGTCTGTGTCATTTGTATCATTTAGGAAGCCTGAACAATGTGTCACCAGAAGCAACACCAACCACTGCAAGGCACTGAAGGATGCATTTAAGCACGTGAATGCAAATGACAATCCTTGAAGGCGTAATCCCACTCGAACTGGTGTCTACATTGCACTATTACGTCATGGAGCGTAATCGGCAGTATCGTGCAGATGAGCGGCATTCTACTGCCTGCTTTACGGATCAGCGAATCTTTGATTTGCTTGGCACTAAGGATTGCTTTACCGAGCTGCTTTTAAATCCAGCAATTTTGGATGCCTCAAGAGAAATGCTTGGATCTGGTTTTATCCTGTCTGCATTTGAATCAAATACAATCTATCCAGACCCATGTTTTGAGATGGATTGGCATATTGATTATCCCTATAACATTGAGGCTTATGGTTTGAAGTGTGGTTTGACTGAATCCCTGGCTATTCAAGTCATTGTCCCGCTGGTTGATTCTGCCAATCCAAGTGGTTGTACGCTGATACAGGATGTCCCTGATTCACAATCAAGATGCGGTGACGTTCTAATAAGCCGACCAGACATCTTACACACCAGTTCAATCAATCACTCGAAGATCCCCAGACCAGCCATTCTAATGCAGTTCGTGAAGCCCTACATCACCCCCCAGACTGACTTTAGCCATCTGGCCAAAGGTGATCTGAAGCAACTGCTAGGTGGGGTGCCTTATACATCAAAGGTAACCACTGGAGTGAACTAGATTGGTAATACCAGCCACTACTTGTTGTTGTAGATGTCAGGTGGAGAAACCACTGACCAGTGAATATTTCTATAGATCCAAGTGGATGCGCTATGGCTTCCACAGCCACTGTAAATCCTGTGCTGATGACAACTTCTATAGAAACCGCTCAACCATCAGAAACGTGGACATGCTCCTGTTGTTGATTGCGTCAAGATACCAAACGACAACAACACTGCAGCAAAGGTATGAGGTATCCCGCAGGACAATATACAGATCCTTGTTGGCCCTGGAAGCAGCAGGTGTACCACTGATACGAACAGACCGTGGTTCAGAGCCTACAAAGGTGGTTATAGACCCTGAGTGGGTATTACGTCGAATTAGAGAGTTGGAGAGAAAATGCTCATCGAAATCCCAGAGTGGGTAGGTGACATAGCCTTCGGGCTTGCGTTGGCCATTGGTTGGTTTGTGCTGACTGTGGTTATTGTCTTCTGAGCCTGTCAATAAAAATAATGATGTACAAGATCAAGTCCATTTTTTACACAATTCAAGGGGAGGGATATTGGGCTGGAACACCAGCTGTATTTTGTAGGTTTGCTGGCTGCGATCTAGAGTGTGGATTCTGCGACACTGATTTTGAGGGAGGTAAGACATATTCAGGAAATCAACTTGTACATGACATTCAAGAAGCCAATACCAGTAACTGCACTCATGTTGTATTAACTGGCGGAGAACCTGCATTGCAGGTAAATGTAAGCCTGATCCAACTTCTGCAAGAAGTTGGCCTAACAACACATATAGAGACACATGGAGGGCATCCATTACCACACAATTTGGACTGGATTTGCGTCAGCCCAAAGACAAAAAAGTTAGTTGTAATGACAGGGGATGAAATAAAAGTGCTATATCCTGCGTTTGACCCTCATGCCTATACTCACCTCAACTTCAAATGGTGGTCCATTCAGCCAGTTATGGACAAGAATTACAAACACAACCTGCAGGCATCTATAGACTTTTATATGAAGTACCCCAAGTGGCATCTCAGCACTCAACAGCATAAACAATGGGGAGTGCTATGACAATTCACTATCACGGCACTCCAATTACACCCAACAATGTATTGGAAACACTGGTTGGGAGAAATTTTTGTGTTAGTTTTCACCGCCCTTGCCAAGTAAAAATAGCCCACCAAATTGGTCAGTCTGTAATGTTAGACAATGGAGCATTTAGTGCTTGGAAACTGAATAAGCCTGTCCAAGATTGGCAACCTTATTATGACTGGGTTGATTATTGGTGTCGATATGTAACTACCTGGGCAGTCATACCTGATGTGATTGATGGTACTGAAAAAGAAAATGATTATCTGCTCTGTGAGTGGTATGCCCGTATTGGCCATCTGCGTCAAGCTGCACCGGTATGGCACTTGCATGAAAGCTTCGACAGGTTGTTGCGCCTGTATATTGGGTACGACCGCATTTGCTTTGGTTCTAGTGGTAAGTATAGCCAAGTAGGTGCTGAGGACTGGATGGAGCGCGTTTCCGAAGCCTTTGATGTACTGCAAAGTAGGCTGGATCTGGCTGTTCCTATTCATATGTTGCGCGGGATGCAAACAGTCAAGATGCTATTTCCGTTTGCTTCTGTAGACTCCTCAGACATTGCTAGACATCACAACGAAGTCAGGGAAAAGTACGGCAGGTCGGCTGTAGATATGGCAAACAGGTGGGATATGCAGCAATGCTTACCAACTTGGGAAATGCAGTCAAATGCGGGTAAACAACTAAAATTATGGGGTTGAGGGAATGATCACTATAGGCATTACATTATATATGGATTGTGCTCACCACCTGCCAGGACATCCTAAATGTGGCGGAGTGCATGGCCATACCTACCAGATAGATATTGAATTGAAAGATGAACTGAAACTGGTTCCAGATCAGCTTCACTATGAGCAAGGAATGGTTATGGATTTTGGGTTGATTAAGGAGAAGCTCAGAGTGGTGTTAGACAAGTATGACCATAAGGATTTAAATCTATTCCTTACAACACCAACTGTAGAAAATATAGCAACTATGTTGTATGCAGAATTTAAACAAGAGATACCAATAGTAAACATGGTTACTGTGCATGAAGGGCATAACAAATGGGCAAAGGTTCAATGAAAAACCATGTCAATAAAAATATTCACCTCTGTGTGGTCAATAACTTGAAAGAGAATAGCTAATGGCAGGACCAGGGTGCCCCCCAGCATGTGATCTCTACAACAAGGGTGATGGCTTTGCCCTGCCCACAGGTACGGGCAAGAATGGAGTCATGTTGCTGGGGGAAGCTCTGGGAACTGCAGAGGCTAAACAAGGAAGGCCATTTGTAGGCCCTGCAGGTATCATGCTGGGCGTTCTACTCCACAGGCTGGGGTTGGATAGGGATGACTTCCTGGTGGCCAATGTAGTCAATTGCAGGCCCCCCAGAGACTGGCTTGAGGGTGCTCCATGGCAGGAGGATGCTATTGAGCATTGCAGGCCCTACTTTGAGCAGACCCTGGCAGATAACCCACAGATCAAAGTCATTGTGCCCATGGGTAACGTGGCTTTGTATTACCTGCTGGGGCAAAAGGGCATAGCCAATTTCCATGGCACTGTGCATCGACATCATAGATTGAACAAGTGGATAGTGCCGACCTTTCATCCTGCACATTTGATGCGTGGCAATTTTGAGATGATCCAGGTAGGCAGGTTTGATATTGAGAAGGCTTGTGAGGTTCGAGAGTGGGATGGCCATGAAAAGCTGTTTGACTCAGAACCCACAGACTACATCCTCCAACCATCAGCCACAGTTGCTCAGGAATACCTCAGAGACTACCTGCAGGCATTAGCAAACGATCCCACTACTACCTTGGCCAGTGACATTGAAACCCCACGTCAACCAGCTGACGAGGATGCTACTGAGGATAAGGTAGATGAACTGCCCATGAAGATTGAAAGGATCAGTTTTAGTTATCGCGCTGGCCATGCAATAACGATGCCATGGGAGGGACAATATGTGGATGTGGCTAGGAAAATGCTTGCTGCAGCTGGCAGTCTTGTTTTTTGGAATGGGGATAGATTTGATATTCCCAGACTGGAAGCAGAAAATGCTGCCTGCAACAATACAGTTGACGCCCAGGAAGGGTGGCATTTTTTATATCCTGACTTACCAAAGAAGCTAGGCTTTGTCAGTCCATTTTTCACCAAAATAAAGCCATGGAAACATCTCAAGGGAGTAGAGGAACCTTTCTATTCCTGCGTAGACAGTGACAGCCTCTTACAGATCTGGCAGGCTATTCAGGTCAAGATAAAAGCTGCAGGCAGGTGGGATACATTCCAAAAGGATATTGTAGAGATCAACCATAGAACCAGGCAGATGTCTGCTAATGGCATAGCCATAGACAACAAGGACAGGCTTACTCAAATTGAAATTATTGAAGGCAGGCAAGCCATTATTGTCAGTGAGGTACAAGATCTAGTACCCAACACCCTAAAGAATATCCATCCCAAAAGGGGTTATAAGAATACTCCGGCAGATGTCACAGGAATGAGGCAGGTAAAGATTGAGGATATGGTGTTAGAGGAGGGTAAGCAGCTGGTTAAAGAGTTTACCAGATGGGCCAAGATTGTAGATTTTAACCTCAACAGTCATCAGCAGTTGTTGAAATATATTGAATTTAAGCATGGTCAATCTGCTGTGCCCAAACACAAACGAACTGGTACTCCATCTGCTGAGGGTGATCAGATAGAACGTCTGGCTAAGAAGACCAGTGATCCTGTTTTGATCATGGCTGTAGAGTCCAAGAAACTACAGTCTAAGATAGGCCATTTAACAGGGTGGAAGCCTCAATCTGATGGGCTGATCCACACAACCTTTACCAATAACCCAGCCACGTTCAGGTTCAGTGCTAAAAGACCTAATGTCCACAATCTGCCTGGTAGAACTGAGGAGTACCAGCGTATCAGGCAAATGGTGATCCCCGGTGCTGGTTACAAATGGCTGGTGTCCAGAGACTACAACGGGGCAGAGCCAATTCAAGTAGGTCATTATGCAGGAGACAGCGACTATATACGTTTGGCAGAGAGAGGAATTCACGCATACCTGGGATTGTATTTCCTGGGTGAACAGCCAGATATACCCACCTCAGACAGTCAGTTGGACGAGCTTATACGTGAAGCTAAAATCAGGACGAAAGCTAAACGTGTACCGGGGGGTCATACATCCACTTATGCCGCCGCCAAACGAACAGTTAATGGTCTGAATAACGGAATGACTGCTCATCTCATGCAGGTCAATTACCCAGAGGTATTTCCAGCTAGAAAAGATGCCCTTCGCGCTGCCAGGATGTACTTTGATCTATTCCCTAAAATCAAGAAATGGCAGGATAACCTTGTAGACAGAGCACATAGAGAAGCCCATCTAGTTAATGACTTTGGCTATGTGAGATGGTTCTGGTATGTCAAGAAGCCAATCAAACGTGGTGGTAAGTGGGTATGGGTTCGGGCTGAGGATGCTAAAAAGGTTCTGGCCAATCAACAGCAAAGTTCAGCAGCTATCATCATGCGTCGAGCTATGGGTTCTAACGATGCCAAATACCTGCTGGATCAGGGGCAGTTATTCCTGACAGTCCATGATGAGCTTATAGCCAGAGCCAAGGATGATCAGGATGCAGCAGCTGTTTCAATTTACTTGAGGCAGGCAATGGAATTTCCAGTAGTTGAGCAGGGGGGTAAAATATTTAAAACGTCTGTTAAACAAGGGGTTAATTGGGGAGAGATGGCATGACAAGAATTAAGTGCTACTCTGGAGGCGTTTAAGGAATGAAATCAAACACTTTAGGCAAACAATTAAAATTATCCAGAATTTCTCAAGATCTATCTCAACGTGACGTGGCAAAGAGAATTGGAATACCAAGCTACCGTCTTTGCCGTATTGAGAGTGGTAAACTTCAGCCCACATCAGAAGAGTACACAAAATTGATTGCCATTCTCAAGCCCATGAAAAGTGAAATGGGGGATCTAGAACTATTCATACTTCATCTGGCTATGATGGAAGATGACCAAATAAAATTGGAACTGAAGTTGAAGGCTGAGGAGTTGAGTATCAAGTATGAGCAGGAGCAATTAAATGCCTCATATGAGCAGGCAGAGCAGCCGCAGCCCATTCCAATGAAGTCTGTTGAATAACATAAACCATCTCACTGTTGAACATGTCAATCTGCCCTATATTGTGATAGCAGACAGCCCTGCAAACTCTAGTAGGGTGGGAGTTTTTGTAACTCTTATGTGACATGGCCACGTTAAAGTCTGCTATAGCCTCATTATTCAAGCCTGCATGCATATAAGCCAGGGCACGACTGTGACGACAACTGTCATTATATGGGAATCGCTCTAATCCCCGGCTGGCAATGGCAATAGCTTTGTCTAGATCCTTCCTGGCAATGTACAGCTTAGACAGATTAGCAGCAGCCACCTCACGTTCAATATCTGTTACTGTGTCTATGATATGAAGAAGTTCAGGTTCCAACTCCGGCACATCCCCAAATTTCATACGTTTGTAGACTGTAACCCCCAGCAATGACTGACCTTTATTGGGGCTACCTTCCAAGGCCTTCTGCCAGAACAACAGACCATCCCTGTACCAGAATGCCCGTTGTGTAGACCAAGCCATCCACAGAATTATCAAAAGCCACCAAGCTGCTGTCCCACCAATCCAACCAGCAATAATGCACAATCCTGCAGGTAACATGTAGGCTCTGCCATCCCTGCATCGTTCACGTAAATCAATAAATGCATGTGGCCACGCCGCACAGCCACCAAACATGGCTAACCCTACCCAAACTGCCTCTGGACCTGTCAACAGCCCGTAGAAGGCAACTGAGGCCACTGGAAGGGCAATTATCAAGCCGATCCATCTATCTAAATCATTATCATCAGCATCTAGTTTGAGATTCAGGCCTAGAAGGGTGCCCAAATAGAGGTAATAGGTGGTAACTACCTTTAATCCACGCAGGGTAAAGTCATAATATACCTTGGCAGGTAAGGGATTCAGGATATGCTGTGCCATAAAGCTCCAATCATCAACAATATAGTTAAGCCTATAACCCCTAAACCAGCCTCATTACTACCCACAGATCCTGCCGCACACACAGCCATTAGCAGGTAGGACTGATGAAGGAACCCCAATACCAACCCCAGCATGAACAGGGTTACTAATTGGTTACCTCGACTAACTATTGGCACTACGGATGTTACATGCATGGGATGAGCTGCAAACAGACAACCAGCAAGTAGAGAGCCAGTAGTTGTCAGATCCACACTCATGGCAATCCAAAGCACCTCTAAACTGATGATTACATGTAGAAGAACATTGACAGCCAACCAGGTCTGCCGAACTTTACCAAATATCTTGAGCTGCCAATACCAGGTTAATCTCTCCAACCATCGGTAAGGCCCCACAGAGAACAATTTAAGACCAATCCTTTGATGCTCAGTAGCCAGATTATCTATCATCTGGGCAATAGGCAGGTCATCGTAGACCAGTTCTTGTCCACGTATCAGTAATGGGTGATAGGGGATTATGGCAACCAGGGCTACTATCAGCTCAAGGGGTAACCAGATTTCCATCTTGTGGGGGTATGCAGGCTTTGTTCAGCTTTGTTCACCTCATGATGAACAAGTATCTGACAGATATATATATATATATTGAACTATCTATTAATGACTAAGGGCGTATTCAAGGTTGGCTAGGATAAACAATACCAACCCCACTGCAGCACTAATAAAAAAACCCATAACTATGATCTTGAGGAGATAACCTAGCTTTGTCATTGAGGTACTGCTTGTATAGGAGTTGTCTGCCAAGGTCTGCTCGCTAATTCAGGGCTGGGTGCCTGTTCCTGCCTAGAACGCTCAAATTCGTTAATCCTTTGTGCCCAAAATGTGGCCTGAGGTACATTGCCCTTATTTAAAGCAGTTATCAAATTCCTGAAAACTGTCCTAGATCCTGGATGTCTGACTAACAAACGTGATGTAAGATTGGCTGCTAGAACCATTGTACCTGTCCTCATCAAAGCTGCTGCTTCAATAATTCCCTGTAGTACTAAAGCAGCAGATCCAATAATGGCCCCTGATGCTACCAACCGAACAACCATCTGACCTGGGGTAGACTGGGGCTGGATGTCAAACAGATCTGCTGTTAACTGAACAATTCTCTTAGCTGGTCCTTCTCCAACAAGCTCTGCAAGCCTGCCTTCCATTCGTTCAACATTTCTCTTCATTTGCTGGGCACTTAACCGCTGTTGAGCAATTTGAAGATCATCAGAAACACCTGCCCGTTTCAGAGTTGTTTCAGTCAGCTGACCACCAGTAGACTTGTCTATGATATCCCGCCTTACCATCGCAGCAGCAGCATCATCCAATATGTCTCTGGGTACCAGCTTCTTCAGAGCACGAATAGTTTGTGTAGGAGATCTTGAAAGGATACCTGTGACAGCCTCTGGTGAAGAGTTCAACAACTGTTTAATGGTTCTCTCTCCAAGCATTCCTGCAGTCTCACGCCAGATGGCATTGGCCTGCCTTAGTTCAGTCAATAGATCAGCTCTGCCGGACTGTATTAGAGCTTCACTCATAGCTGCATCAGTAGCAGGAGCAAGTTGATTGACAATACCTGCCTTCTTACCTGGTAAGGGATCATCCAATGCACGAGCAGCCCTTAACAAGTCAGATCTAGCATCTTGAAAAGCTTGGAAAGGTAAACGATCTGGAGCATTGACAATCCTATCTAAAGTTCCACGAATGCTGGCAAAGTCTGCAGGATTAATTAGTAAAGACTCATCCTTAAGCCTTTCAAGAATGGGCTTGGCAAGCTCCTTTAGGCTAGCTGTCTCTGGCATGACTGGACTGACACGCCGTGGAACCTTTGTTTCCACAATCCTTGGATAGGCTACATCCGGGTCAAATCCACGTTTGGTAATTAACTCTGTAGTAGTACCCAGTTCCGCATCAATCCTTCCATAAATCTCACGGGCAGGGGCATTTAACCTAACTTCACCCTCATCCAATGCATTTAGGAAAAGCTCACCAACATCTACAGCATCTAGAGGCCTCTTACCAGAACGGATGCTATCAATAATTTCATTTGATATAGTAACTGCAGCTTTTTCCTGTGTATCCCTCATACGCCTAAACACAGCAGCTCCACCTGGCACACCTTCTAAAATTGCCTGCAGCCACTGTAACCTGCCAGTTCTTTGTGGATAAGTCTTGGGAATACCTGTGACAATTCCAGGTACAGTAGGAGATACCCTTTTAAGCCTGCCCTGAAACGCAGGAATGGACTGCAATAACCCCTCTGTAACGGCCCCACTTACATCCCCAGATTCTGCTGTTTTGGCAATAGAGCCTAGCATGGGGCCAAACACAGGTATATTTTCAATGCCAGCCCGACCCTGCTGAATATTCTGAACACCGCTAATAGCTTGCTGAGCCATGCCAGAGGCAGTACCTACAGGGTCACGAACCGTTTGCTCGATGCCTTCAGCCATATCACCAAATACTCGTTTCAGAGCACCAATGGGACCAGTTGTAGGCTTCTTGGGAATTTCATCAAGTCCTTGAGCACCCCGGAGACTCTGAACAAAAACCGTCCGTTTCATGATGTCGTCGGAGAGATGACTGGGTACTGTTACTGTAGTAACTTTACCATTCTGGTCTGTGTATTGAACCTCAACATTATTCGGACCAGCAGGGCGCTTTTCATACTTTTGTGGCACTAGAACTCCTCAAATTTACCACCTAGCTTTTTATCAGCTGTAATCATAACGTCAATAATTACTTGAAGTTCCTTTAGGAATCCAGACTCACTCTGTGAAGCAGACAAGGCTGTTCCAGCAGCTCTAACCTGCGCCAATTCTGTATCTGACATAGCTCCCAAACCCTGCATTAATTCAAGGTTAGGTAATGTAATCTGGGCAAGAAGCTGTTCTAGCGAGGCCATAAAATCTGCCTCAGGAGTCCCAGGAAGAGGATCAGACTTAGCACCAAATAAGAAAGCAAAACCCTTTGCCCCTACAGCTCCTGTAAATCCTGGATGGGTTTTCAATTTCTGGGCATTAACAAGGGCACGAGCAGCGATAGCCTTCCTAAGAATATTCCTCGTGTCTGGTTTGTCAAGATCTCTGAGATCCTTAACAATTTCTAAGGTATCTACGTTAACAAGTTGGCTGTTTATTACCTTTAGATTGTCAGGTATAGGTCCACTAAAATCAGCTATCACAACACCTGTGCTGCTATTAACCAACTTATCACCGATGACTTTAGTATCTACCTTGGTTTCACCATATATCGCATCACCTGTATCTGCATCAACAAGAACACCATCTACAACGACTGTATTGCGTTTTGGGGCTGGGGCAAACCGATCCCTAATAGTTAATTCCTGGATTAGATCTAGTCCAGTTGCCTTTCTTTCTTGAGCAGCCAAAGTCTCTGGGGCAGTTACTTGTTGTGGACCTAAGCCAGGTATATCTACAAAGGGAGTAGGTGCTTGAAACCGTGTTAGCCCTGGTTGCTGCTGTGTGCCAAGAGCTGGACGACCACCAATAGGGGCTGCTTGTGGGACAGGTGCGGGGCCAATATCAATACCTGGCTGTTGGCGAGCAATATCAAATCTCCTCCCAGCTAGGTCAAATTCATGCATCTCTGCAGCACGTCTAGCAGACTCTTGTTGCAGTGACATCTGTAAATCCTGAATTGCCCTCTGCCTGTCAATAGCTTCCTGCTCAAATGGAGCCTGCAATGCACCACCTAAACCAGCAGCAAACTGTCCTCTACCCCTGGCTTGGCTAGCGGCCTGCAACCCTCTACCAAATGCAAAAGTAAAGTTCGTTAGCAGTTCTTTAACAAAGTTGGTACGTTCTTCTTGATCTTGTGTTGGCATCTAGCTTTTGCCCTTGCATGGTTTGCCCTTAGAGCAATTACCACAGCAATTACTATGCAATAAGCTATGAGTTAATATAGCTATGGAGAGTTGGGGTGTCATTTAAAAACAGGGTCTCTGTCCTGGCATAAATCCACAGTTAATATTTGGATTTTGGCCTCCAGGGAATCTTACACCCCACAGTGGATCGTCTATGGGCCAAGGCCGCACTGGAAAATTGTTAAGGTTGGGAAAAGGTGTGTTGCTAATGTCAGGAGGTATCGTTTCAAAGGTTTCATTATTATTCGGGTTTCCTCTAAGTTTATTGAGAGCCTCAATTAATTTAGGGGCAGTGCCAAGAAGTGAGCCAAATAAAGATCCACGTAACTGAGCACTTAAGCTAGAGGGGTCCAAACCAGCAAACGCCTGTGCAAATGGTGCAGCAGCTTGCACAGCCCCTGTACCTAATTGAGCTGCCCCAATGCGCTGTTGAGCACTACCCAGAGAAGCTTGCAGTAAACTAGAAGGATCTAAGGCTCCTGCAGTTGCACTGAGCACACTAGGAGCTGTACCTAATGCCTGTCCAGCTAATTGATTGCTTTGAAGTCTGGCCTGAAGATCTGCCATAATGGCATCCCGTTCAGACTGTGCGCGTAAGCCAGCAAACTCACTGGCAATTTGACGGGATGGTCTTGCAATCTGAGCTAATCCTCCTGGTTGTCGTCCACCAATAGCACCAGAACGCAAAAGTTGGGTATTTAAGGCCTCTGTAGCTTGTCTCTGGCGTCCAGGTAGATCGGCCATACGTTGTTGCAGGAAAGCAGCTCTTTCACGGTCAGATAAACCCTGACCAAACTGACCTAACTGTTCTGTTAACGCAGGATCGATAACACCGAGCTGCTTCATTGTTGCAGCCCGTTGTACGCCTCTTTGTTCTCCAAATAGGTCTTGGAACCACTGTTGCTGGTTAGTAAATTGTCCTAATAGTTGATCACCAATGCCAGCTCGCCCTAAAGCTCGCTGAAGAATTTTAGCAAGAAAGGACTGGGCTTCATTACCACCTGCTGGGGGTATTCCTTCAAAGCCCCCTGACCCTGGAGGTGGTACTCCTGGATCACCTGTGTCACCTGGACCACCTGGTTCTCCTGTGCCAACAGTATGTGTGCCTGTAATCGTAAAACCACTGGCTAAAAGTTTATTGAGATCTCTAGATCTTTGACCAGGGTCGCCAACATCCAGTCTGATATTTTTAATTTCCCCAGTCTGTGGATGTATCAGACTAACAACACGGCCAATTGGAGAGATATTGCTGGGGCCTGGAGGTAACTGTGTTGCTCCACCACCATTTTGGCCTGGATCATCGTCTGCGATAACATCACCATTATCACCTGGGAAATCATCCCTACCGTTAATGACATCACCGTTATCATCATCCAATCCAATGTCTAGACCAGTAGTACTACGTCCTCCAGTGCGGGCTTGATCAGCATTTAACGCAGCTGCCAGGTCAGTAGTCGTAGCAGGCAAACCAAGATTAATAACATTAATCTTAGTACCATCATTTCTTTCAAGCAGAGTTCCAGACGGGGTTCTAATTAGACGTGCCATATATAGTCCTTTTCAGAGTTGACTATACCAGATATGGGGGTTAAAAGGATAGTAGATCAAATGGCTATGATAATTTCATGAGGTCGAACAACAACCAGAGTGCTGGAAGCCGTTGTAGCCTTATATTGGCCTTCCTCCAGGTTGTTGATAGCTCTTTCTGCAATACCTGCTGTGAAGTTGAGATGAACCCAATGCGTGATCTGCTGAGCGTCAAAAAAGGGCACATAGAAGGTGCCAGCAAAGTCTGTTTTGATTGCTGACATATCTGGTTCCCATATCTCAACCCGAAGTGTGATGGCATCTCCCAAGACAAACATGTTTTGCTCAGTCCCTAGATCATTCTTGGTAATAACCTTGGCCATTGGCTTGGTTGGCAGGGCAGCTGGAGCAGAAGTCCATGAACTCAAAAAACCAGTATGGTCATAGGGTGTGGGGAATTCACTATAAACTTGATTATCCACATCCACAATAACTTCAGGCAATCCAGGGTGTTCTGTGGGGTGTTGCCTAAAATCCTGGTCCAATCGCAGTTCTGTGTAGGAAAGGCCAGATCCATCCAACTGCCCTCGAATGGTGTCTGACTCAGACCCTGCCAAGGAATAGAAATAGATAGATTTCATGCACCACCTGTTGAAACTACAATGCAGATACCAGAGCCTCCAGCACCACCAGCAGCAGCTGAACCTGAGCCAGTACCACCACCGCCTCCCCCTCCAGCACCAGAATTAGCTGCACCAGCACTTCCTACAACAGCCGTTCCAGAGGTTGAACCATTACCACCTGCCGCTCCAGCAGCATGAGCACCACCACCACCGCCACCGCCACTTCCATCTGAACCACCTCTGCCAGTTCCACCTGCTCCAGGCTCACCCAAACCAACAATACGTGCAGGAGGATTTCCATTAGCCCCACTTGACCCACCAACTCCACCAACCATACTTGCCCCAAAAGTTGAATTAGTGCTATCAACAGTGCCACCTTCAGTATTTCCCCCACCACCTCCACCAGATGCTTTTAGCAGGGAGCCAAAAGTAGAGTCTCCACCTGCAACACCACTCCCCCCTCCTCCACCAGCAGACCCACCTGCTCCACCAGATCCAAGAGTTACCGTAACATTGTCTGTTACTTGAATATTACGAATGGCAACCGCACCCCCAGCTCCACCACCTCCAGCCTCAGTACCATTAGCGCCTCCTCCACCACCACCAGCACCAACAATGTAGACCCGAACTCCAGTTTCACCTTCTCTTTCCCAAGTTCCACTGGATGTGAATATTATAGTTCTTAGCACACGAATTCCATCAATCAGCAAATCGCCATCAGCATTAACCTCAAGGCGACCTCCTATAAGGATTTGATCATCTTCAGTTGTCTCTATATCATTTCCAATAACAACACAATTATTATGGTTAATATGTGATCGAAAGCCAACCAAGGAACCATTGACACCATTTATAACAGATTGTGCGCCAACAGCAGTGCTTTGTGTCCCAGTTATCTGGACATTGTAGCCAGCTCCAACACTAGCAAATCCTTTAACACTGCCCTGATAGCCTAAAACAGTGGCACGATCCTCAAGGGCATTGGCATAGACACCAAAAGCAGCAGCTAATAAACCCCCAGCTGAGGCACCAAAACCAAACTGCGTAGCCTCCTGTACCGGGCGAATAGGCACAGGATTACCCTTTGCATCTCGCCTAAACCGTTGAAGATTGCCAGCTTCTGTTTCACGGTCAGTTGGCAGGATGAGTTTAGTTCTAAATCCTTTGGTAAAACTAGTCGGCATTCGCAATTATGAGAATGGGTTGCCAGCTTCCTGCAGAACCACTATTACTAGCAGTTTGATAACAGGTATCGCAGATATTCACAATGATTTCAGGAGAAATGACCTGTTGGTAGGTTGCTGGAATATTTCCGCACCATTTGCAGTCATGCAAATTCATATTGCCAAGTATCTGTTTTTCTGCCATTGAGCCTCATGATTTGAATCGTTTCTTATGTTTCTTGCTAGTCTCAAACACCTTGATCTCTTTGATATATGATCTAGGAATGACTATCGGATCTTCTATATCCCCATTTGAGTATAGATCACGACTAACAGCAACACTATTTTTGTCGTTGCGTAGCAGAATTCCAGCCGTCAAAATGATAAAACCATCTTCTTTGGTAACTTCAATAGGCTGTCTACCTTCTAAATGATAAGCATCTAGCCAAGCAATATAAGCTATTTTCATTAGTCTAGCTTCAAATCTTTAGTGTGTTCTACCAATATCTCTATAACAACCTCGTTCACCCGTTTCCCACGTAAAATTGCCATAATCCTGAGCCTTTTGTGCAACTCAACAGGTATTAAAATCTTTGGATTGATTAGCTGGGTATCCCCAATATTTTCGCCTATATACTCACCCATGTACGATGCTCCTTGGTCTTAGATCTAAGGTTTACAGTTATGATTGGAGCTGAAAGCGGTGATGGAGTCATAAGCCCTCGCTCAGCATAATCCCCTCTGATAACACCACCTATACGATGCCCCACAATGTTAGATCTGCTAAATCCTCCAGAACTAACCAAAAACACATCCCTGCTCTCTAGTTCATGTTCGCTGTTGCGTTTGCCCCATTTGATGAATGGTCTGGATAGATGGCTTGCTCCCAACTTTGTGTCATGGCCAAGAACATAAACCTCTGCTCCTTGTAGACCAGCTGCAAGGTGATATATGCGGTTGAGAGTACTCCCAGGTAACTTGCCACCACCTGTGCCATGATGAACATAAATTACCCAATCAGCACTGGGCACTCGAATGAAGGCAGATGTACCTAGAAATTGGCATTTGAGCTTTTCAGCTAACCATTCATCTGTTGTCTCGTTCTCAATTTGGTAGAAATGATGGCCCTCAACGATACCCATCCATCTACCTACAGTTGGCTTGAGAAACTTGTCAAAGACCTCCTCAACCAGTTCACGGGACTTCTGACTGATAGCATCCTTAGAGGTATCATAGAGATCAGCACGCATTAGCCTCTTACGATTGGAAGGGCTAAGGAAATCAATGTAGTCACCTGTGCCTACAAAATATGCCCCCAACTCAAGGCAGTAATCTATATGACGTTTGAGTTGATCTTGAGCTGTAGATCCAGCTTCACCTGACCATTGGATGTCTCCAAGAGGACAGACTACCAATTTTTCTAACGATTTTGGGATTGAAAATGAGATAAGTTGCAATCAATTACTCCGGTATAGATGGGGCAACTTCTTCGTACTGCATAATGTCATAGACTGTACCAGCCCAAGTCACAGTACAAAGACCACAACCGACTTCCTTCATTGCTTTATCTAAATATTTCCCCCCTGCAGGTGATACATCTTTAGTGAGAAGTAGAATAGACCCATCGTTACGTTTTAGATAAGAATAACCATTATTAAAAATTGGAGGAGTGGAGTTTAGTGCTTTAGCAGCACAGCCAGAGCATAGGACCAATAGAATTAGTGATAACAGAAAATGTCTCATCTATTCTCACCTTTTACTAATCCTTAGTTAAATAGCCAACAGACATTGCATGCAGGATGAATTCACTATTGGCCGCTGCCCATGTTATTTGTATTGAGCACCTGCGGCCTGAATCACTACGATTCCCATCATACCATTGTTCAACTAAAGTTGTTCCTGCTGTTCTATTGGGAGTGTCCTTGGCAGAAGCTGCAGCCGTGAACGTACCTGTTTTGGGATCTTCATCAAACAGGAATGTGACATTACTTGGAACTATTGAATTACGTTCTACAATGATGCTCTCCAATTGACCAACTTGTCTTGGGTTATCAGGATCTGTAAAGTCTAATAAGTTAGTTATAATATTGGCCGAATAGTTAGTACTTTCATCTTGAAATGTGGCTGTATTCATACGCAAGGGCACATTTGTACTGCCGTTTGTGCGGCCTAAAAACAGCCTGTGAGTGCCATTAGCTGTCTCTCCTCTGCCTACAGCTGTTGGAGTGGTAATACTCCAGGGGGGATACCATAACTCTAAATCAAAGTCATAAATAAATAGCTTATTCCCACCACCATCCATCAACACAAGCCAGTGTCTTCTACCATCATCCCAGAATGTCATATGGGCATTTGAATGATTGATCGTTTCTATATCACTACGAATAGGCTGGCTGATCTCCTTAATCTCTACGCCATTGGTAACTCTAACAATATTTCCTGTGTCCAGCCATCCAATGATGTCTCCTGCAGAAGCTACTGTTGCTCTGTTATGTACCCCTCCAGTAGATGACAAAGTGTCTCGTCTGAAAGTTGAGAGAGAGTCTCCGCTGATTCTGAATATGCCACTTCTTGTGAAGACCAGAAGGAACCCCCCAGTAGCAGCCAGACCTGTGATTTGCTGGCCAAATCTGTATTCATTATCCAAAGGGGCTGATTCCTCAAAACGCCCATTATTGACCTCCTCAAAACCAGTATAGTAGAGACTATCATTCTTAAAAAACCAGATGCGGCCTGCAAACAAAGTAGGCTGGAATCCAGCTCTAGGTTCCTCATTAATAGTTGGTATAGGAGATTGAGTTGCCTTTAACTGGGCATCTGTATTGCTGTCGGTATGCTGAAAATCACTACCATTTGCTGTGTAGGCCTTGGGGCTGTCAGACCATTCAAAATGGATACTACCACCATCTTGTGTACGATAAAGATGAACACGATCAACCTGATCATCTGTGGTGCCACTTCCTGAAAGGGTCCAGTTCTGTGTGGCAGTTGTCTGGGCATCAGATACAAGGCTAACGTCTGAGATATGCTCTGTGGTGGAGTTTCCAAAAGCATAAACCCATGTATGTTGAATGGATGCTGGAACATTGCCAGCACCACTATCTGTCATAGTTGGAGCAATGCTGGGGCCAACAATTCCCCAGCTTCTAACATTAGTACCGTCATAACGCTCCATATCTGTACCATTGGCCATGAAGACGTTGTTGTTGGCAATAGTAAAATCAAAGGGTTCAGCCGTAGAGGATGTGAATATAAGCTGGAATGTGGTGTCTGTGCCGACTTGCTGTTTGTATATTCTTGACAGACTGCTACTTATAACATTGGTAAAGACGTAATGGACACCTGCCCAAGATTGCCAATGAGCAAATCGTTCAATGGTAAAGGCACTGGTAAAGTTATCTGCCGTGTGGGTTGTAAAGCCTGGTCTGCGGACTAGATCACCATTGGCTTCAATGGCTACATTACCTCCAGCAACTAGTCTAGGTTGTATAGCAGAGGTAGAGGCATATGGCACATAGGGCAGGGCCATGGGGTTGAATTTGTGATGTCTGACTTGGCGTGGTAGGGGCATTCAGCTACCTCAGCAAGGCTCACGTCCCAAATAAACCAGGATTAGTGCCCCTAAAATCACCAAAATTGGCATCAGGAAATTGGGGCTGATCTGCCCAGTCTTCAGTATCTGCCATGGCTTGGAGGCTATTCATATAAGTGCCAAAAGCACCTGTATAAGCACGATTACCTGAACGATCAATCCTCATTTCACCTGCCCTGACATCATTAGTAAACCTATAGATGTAATAAATCAGGCCATTTACCACAACATCAATATGACGATCATCGTAGGCTATGGAACTTGATAGAGCAGTTACATTTGTAGGGTTGTATTGGTATTCACCATCAATCTGAACAGTGACATCAGTAGGCAGATTTACAGAATATTCCAAACGCAACCGATCATTAGTGCCCTCTTTAATATAGGCAATACCTCTATGGCCATTAAAGGTTTGCTGAACTTGAAGGTTTGGCGGTAGATATTGCCAAAGATTGAGCATCTTATATTGATCAGGGGCTGTGTCTGTGCGAGTCAGCCATAATTTTGTCAGCTTATAAACATCAGTGTTGGAGATTGTGTAGTCTTGAACACTGGCCGATAATGAGATGCTTGTCAGATTGGATGATGTAAAAGACCATGGCAAAAACTTCCAGATTTCCTTGTTGACCATATCTGCAATGCCAATCTGGGCTGCAGTAGTAATGGCTGTTGAAGAGGAAGCAACAGTGGCAATATCGTAGGCGTTTTGAAATGTATATGTGCTAGCCATTTTAATCTGTGCTAGGATGAAGACCCATGACGGAGAAAAGCACCTTGGCCAATTTTTGGTGAGGTGTGATGGCCTGGGCTGGCTTCGGGGTTTAACCTACGAACACACCAGCTTGGGCCATCTCTCTTTTAAAACTTATTTCTAAGGCGTTCGACCTCATTTTGCAGATCGTCTACCTTTTCCAGAAGCCTGCCATACTTGACAGCAGCAGCAACTAAGGCCAATAGAACAGTCCCAGAAACTCCCAGACCAACGACATCAATTAAACGCAGCCCTATTTCAGTTGCACCAGTACCTGTACCAGCTAGCTGAGTGACCAACATTAGAACCAAGGCTGCACCTAAAGGCTTCATGACTAGAAAAAGCTGCTGCCATCTCCTATCCTTGAACGGCCACCTATATTGGGTATACGGTCAGCCGGAACAGGCTCCCATTCCTTCATGCAATGGATACAAATACCCACATACATTTGGACAGATCCTTCCTTGGCATGATCTCTAGTATGAGCTTGACCCATGATAGCACTGGTTCCATCTTCCTTAAGATGGTTACAGTTATCCTCATGAGCCTGTTTTAATTCCTGTGCCCTGAGCATTTGCTCTCGCAACATTTTACGAGAGTTCTGCCGTAACCTTTTCTGACGAGCTTCTTCAGCCTGTGTCTCCTCGTCTGGCTTTTTAGACTCCTCAATAATCTTGGTGAGTTGTTCAGCCGTCAGGTTTAAGGTGGTGGATGGTTTTAATGTTTTCTCTAAGGGCATAAATCTCCTATTGCGTGACTGCCACTTGCCAGCGTGGGTTATTTCCAGCAGGCACACCAAAATACCTGTCTACCTGTGTCTGTGTAATGGCCTGAACTCTAATTAGACGGGCAAGAACAGTTCTCCAACCCCAAATCATATCGTCAACTGTAGGTGTGGAATGCATTTGACCAGTCTGATCAGGATCAGGACGATCCTCAAAACGAGGTATGAACATATGATGCTCAGGCATAATACCCCGTTGCATCCTTGTGATGAACTCTCTATGTTCACCATCTGGACGAATGGCTTGGGGGTGTAATCGATAGACCCCCATCAAATTGGCGTCTGCACGAGCTACCTCAAAATGAAGGTTTGGATTGAGCTTGTGTAGTTTTGAGATTAACTCTGTAGAGTGCATGGCACACCCCACTTGTCCAATATCAGCCTCTGGGTGTGTAGTCACTACCCCCGTAGCTGGTACAGACGCTTTATCTGCATTTATCTGTTGGCGAACTGCATCAGATTGCTGCCGCTGGGTGGCTTTCTTAGCGTCAACAGCAGCAACCTTAGCAATGCTATCTTCAGTTTTGACCAGCATGAATCAGTTCCAGGGATGAACCTCCATGACAGACCCCCAGACAGTATAGGTCAAGGTTGTTGTACCTGTACCTGATATGCTGGCTGTGATGCGATGATCCTTCATAATAAGACCATCATTGGCATCAGCAGTTGGACCACTAATTTGTGCTAAAGTCTGCTCGGCAGCTGCATCCCCAGGTCCATGATAGTTCTTAAAACGCAACTCTCGCGTTCCAGTGGATGTGGTTATCGAGGCTGTACGACTATGCTCATAGAAGGTGGTCCCTCCATCAGGGCTGTGTTCCAAAAGAAAATCAACAGCAGCAGCCCCAGCACCAGCAGTATCCGTAAAAGCAGTAACATCAAATATCAAACGAATATGTGCCGGAGTGCCTGTAGGCAGGGCATTATTCGTTCCACTTAATGTAGTGGACGTATCTGAGGTTACTGAAGCAGAAGTAACCAAATTACGACTAGTTGTAAATGCTGTTCCCATGGCTAAACCTCCTCAAGCACAAAGCCATCTAAGACAGCCTTGTTGGATGCGTTACCAGCACTAAATGTACCAGCAACAATAAAGCCATTAGTATCATCAGCATCAGGGTCAATCGAAGTAATTTCGTTATCTGAGATGGCCGCAGTCGTGACACTACGGTTAACCATGGATGAGCCAACCCCATTCAGTTTGTTGGACGTGGTGTCCCAGGTCAGCAAAGACTCAATCCACCAATTGCCAGACTCAGAATTGACCGCTTGTGCTCCGCTACCTTCAATCTCTCGACTGGCTGTAATAGTCGCAGAAGTTGCAGAAGCATGATAGTGAATCTGAACCGTGAAATTGGTTGTAGTTCCACCAGTAACCCTGCCCCAGGCTCTGACTTTGAACATTGACGTGGTCGTACCATTTGCCTCAGCTAATTGACCAGCTGATGGCAGACGAAGGAACACAGGCACAGTTCCGTCAGATGTAAAGGCAACTTCAGTAGTTCCAGTACCACTCTGATTCAACTCACGAGGGGTAACAAGTGGAACGGCAATAATAGATGCTCTTCCCATAATGACCTCCCCTAAACCAGAGTGGCGTCTGAGTTAATAGTTCGATACCGTAACGTGGTCTCATCAAGCAGTACAGAGACAAACACATAACGATAAGAGATTGCTGCACCAATCTTGCCTTCAGGATCTGCCAACTGGGGTCGTCCAGGAATGACATTAACGCGAAATGCCTGTCCACCCCTGCGCGGGTCACGCATAGGTCGGCTAGGGCCACGTCCAGCAAGTGAAACAGCACCTATAGCACCACGGCCCACAATGTAGCCAGCATAGAGGACATTAGGTGAGCTACCACTGGTGCCCACATTGGTGGACTCCATGATTCTCACACCCTCTGACTTGCCAACTTCATGGTTCAAAGCCTGTGACGGGTTGGCGTATTTCATTACGTCAATCCAGCCACCAGCAGTGTTATCGGCTTTGATGTCATGAGTGATATAGGGGTGAAAGATGCCAGTAAAATCACTACCCATTCTGGGCAGGACATTGACAGCTTTAAGCAAACTAACATTGGATCGCAGATCTGAAATGGATGTAGATGCACCTGATAAAGGTGCCGTATCGTTGCCAGTGTTGGACTCCAGCTCCACTCGGATAATCGTATCTATTGACAGAGCTGCACGGTATCCCAACTCACGGGCAGAATTTTCAACTATAGGATCAATAGCTGTTTCCTGCAGCAATGAGGCAATAGTGATGAAGTCACTAAACTCACTGACAGTGGCTGAGATAGTGCTGGTCGATGGAGTAATTCCAGTTCCTACTGTTCCTTCGGCTGATGGAGCAGTGTTAGAACCAAAAACACCATAACGATAAAACTGAACTGTTTTTCCAGATCTGCGAGGAATATCATCAGGCTCTGTGACATCCATAAAGACCAGCATTTGCTTCAGATTATCTAGAGCAGTGCGCTCATAATAAACCGTAGCTAAATGATTTAGTCCTGGAGAGGTCGTCAGAGTTGACGCTGGCGTATAGGCCATTTTCAATTACCTCACTAGAAGTTATTGTTGTGGATAGGCATAAATTGCCCACCCAGTTCAAAAACCGTTGAGGTTGTCTGCCTCTAGGCTATGGCCAAGCCAGTTGTCTTTGGTATGGCAAATGAATAGATACCTTGTCTTGTATCTATCCTATTTAGTTATACCAGATGTTGTGGTTATTGTCTAGTGGGTTGGGCAGTAGACCAAAAAGTAACCCCCCAGTAAATCGTAAGGTAATTCAGCCAGGGGGTTAGGAGTAAATGGAGATTAGCTTCTAACAGTCTAACATATCTTAACATGTCTCAATTAAGTTTGCTCAAATACTCCTTCTTTCTCTGCCAATACCTTTAGTTTATCCATATCCATGTGGTAAGGATCAGGTTCATTAGTAGTGAGTTCACCAGTGTCTGTAGTGGTTACAACTGGTGGGGCATTAGATCCTCTAGAGGTGGTCTCTTCAGCAGTTTCTGTAGTTTGCTCTATGGCCTTGATAGAACCCTCATTCTTGAGTTGATAGAAGGCTAATTCCAGGGAGTTGGCACTGATATCCATACCCAACTCCTGTATTCGTTTAGTTACTGCGTCAGAGGCTTCTTGAGTCGCAGGCCATTGCTCACCCACCCTGCGATGGAATTCCTGTGCTGCCAGACCTATTTGCATCTGCTCGTTAGTCTGGTTGAAGTTGTTGAGTTTAGTTGTTAGCTCTTCAGTAGACATGCCAAACCTGAACTTGTCCATATAGTTTTGGGCAGCAATGGGGTCTGTAGAAAGTAAGCCGTAATATTGCTGTTGTTCGAACTGAGCCTGGTCAGTTGGCTGCTGTGGTTGTGTAGGTTGTTGATGTAGTCCACCAATCAAGGC